GTAGTTCAGATCGACGAACTCCACGCATTTCGCAGCAGTGGCAATCAGCTTGAATTTATCAATACAATGAAGACTGGTTCCGGTGCCCGAGTGCAGCCTTTGTTCTTGGTTACCACCACTGCCGGCTCAACAGCATCTGAGATATGGAAGTCTGAATGGAAGTATGCCACAGGCATTGCCACTGATGAATTTAAGGATGAATCATACTTCAGTCTATCATACGAAGTAGACGAAGAGGACGATGTATTAGATCCAGAGAACTGGATTAAGGCCAACCCGTGCCTTGGAGTTACTCTCACTGAAGAGTACTTAGAGGATCAGGCAAAACCGGCCAGACAAGATGGCGTGGCCTTGAACAGGTTCACCAGATACCACGGTAACTATTTGGTAAGCAACTTGGACGCGGCTTTCAACCTTGATCTCTGGGACGAATGTCAAGGCCAGCTATCCGATTGGCGTGAGGCGGACGCCACAGCAATCGGAGTCGATCTAGGGGGAAGGGACGACCTAGCATCATTCTCCGTAGTTGCGCGTTTTGAAACAGGTGAGTTCTTTGAGGATGAGTACGGCAATAGTCTACCACAATACCGTTATGAAGGACGGACTTGGGCGTACATCGCAAGGAACACAACTAGAGACCTGAAGGCTAAGCCCTTCAGTGATTTTATCGATGATGGTACCGTCATTGTATCCAAGTATCCTATTAGCGAACTGGAGCGTGACCTTATCGATAGAGCCAGAGAGTACGGTTCGTGGGAGGTCGCATTTGACCCATACAACGCACAACAAACTGGCGAGAGATTAGAGGGAGAAGGATTGAGTCCTGTTTCCATGGCTCAGTCTACGCGGCACTTCAATGAGCCGATTTCTGAACTGCGAGCAACTATTGCTGACAAACGGTTCACGCATGACGGCAACCCAATGCTTAGATGGGCGATGGGCAATGCTGTTATGGTGACAGATCGTCAGGACAGAGTGATGTACGCAAAGAACGAGTCGGAGGAGAAGATTGACCCGTGTGTTTCATTAACTATGGCTTTTAGCAGGGCGATGCACGCCCCGAGTCGCAGTGACGGTTACTTTACTTACTAGGAACATGAAATGGCTAAATCAAGAGTTGGGCAACTCTTTAGCAATGCCACAAGCAATGCAAAGAACCCAGCCGCGTGGCTACTACAGTCGCTTGGCTTATCAAACAAATCAGACAGTGGCATTCCGGTCACTATCAACACAGTGCTAGGTATTCCAGAAGTGTGGATGGCGGTCAGCAAGATCAGCGGCCACATCTCTCAGATGGAAGTCCAGTGCATGGAATATGATGACACGGATGAGTATATGTACAGCAAGCCGGCACGTAACGATGCTGGAGCCAACTTGATCAAGAACCCTAGTGAGTTCTTTAACAAGGCGACTCTCATGGAAAAGTGGATCATTGACACGCTTATCTATGGCAACGGTCGTCTCTACATCGAGCGTAACGCACAGGGTCAGCCTGTAGGGCTTTACCCTTTGCAAGCCGAGGCGTGTACCACCGTGGTCGCTGAGGGCGTTAGGTGGCACACTGTGACCATTGATTCATCGACTGAGGTTGGCAACCTCAAGAGCAAGAGCGAGAACAGGGGAACCATGTACAGGCTTCCAGACAAGGACGTGCTGTACCTCATGGGTCTCACTCGAAACGGCTGGTGGGGCGAAAACCCTCTCAGCATCCTTCGCGACTCGTTCGGACTAAGCATTGCAGGCCAAGAGGCATCGGGTGCTACGTTCCGCAACGCAGGGCGACCCGGACTGTTACTGGAAGCTCCGCGTGGTGCTTTTAGAAGCGCCAAAGAGAGTCAAGAGTTCCTGGAGCAGTTTAATTCTGCCCACGAAGGACTAGACAAGACCGGCAAGACCGGGATGATCCGAGAAGGGATGAAAGCCCAAGTATTGCCAAACGATACCAACACGTCTGGCTACGTGCAGCAAAGGCAGTTCCAGCGAGAGTCTACCGCGATGATCTTCCTGTTGGAGAGCGTCTTCGGTGACAACACTGGATCGACCTACAAGAGTGTGACAGAGCGCAACGCAGCGTATGTTACAAACTGCCTTGGCCGTTGGATCAACAAGATTGAGGACGAGTTGAACAGCAAACTGCTGAGCGTTCGCAAGAAGGCGTCTGGCAAGTTTGGGTACAAGCTAGACACGTCGTGCCTGTTCAAGCATGACAAACTGTCTCTGGCTCAGTACACGACCAACCTGCGCCTCCAGAACATGATCAGCGGCAACGAGGTTCGCGAGCTACACGGGCTTAAGCCAGTGCCGGATCTTGTGGAGGACTACAACCCTCAGGCAGCCGCGGCCTTGAAGCAGCAAGAGATTGCTCATGAGCACGGCGTTGAGATGCAGGAGAAGCAGCATCAGCAGGAAAAGGAATCTTCGGATTCTGACAAAGAAGTTAAAGTTCCAGAGCAAGATGACCGATCTAAAGATAGTAAGGAGAGTAAGTAATGAAATTTGAAAGCAAGCCTAATGAGGGCTCTATAACGCTTCGTGGAGGCATCGGAGACTTTGATGACCACATCTCCGCCAATGACTTCATGAGCGCGTTAGAAGGCCACACAGGCGACCTGACGATACATTTGGACTCGGGTGGTGGTAGCGTTACTGACGGTATCAGCATCTACAACCAGATGAAGCAATACGAGGGCAAGATCACGGTGCATATTGATTCAATATGCGCAAGCATTGCTACTGTTATCGCGTGTGGTGCTGACCACGTCAAAGCCAACAGCAAGAGTAAATACATGATACACCGCGCTTGGACAGCCGCTATGGGCAACTGTAGTGACTTCCGCAGCATGGCGGAGATCATGGAGCTAATGGACGCAGACATTGCAGAGACCTATGCGGGCAAAGCAGGCGGAACCGTTGAAGAATGGCTAAACCTGATGGACAAAGAGACTTGGTTCAGTGCCGAACAGGCGCTTGAGGCAGGGTTGATAGATGAGGTGGTGAATTTGGACAAGAAGAAGGACTATGAGGCTTCAATAAAGGCAGAAAATGCAGAAGTCAACCCTCTCTTGCGAGCAAGATTCTCCGCATATGCCTTTATTGGCAAGAGAAAGCACCAGTAAAATAAAAAATCCTTACTGGTCTTGACAGATAGGGGGCTAGTCTGTATAATTAGCCCCATGACGTTTGCCCTGTGAGGGGCTTTTACCATTTTCTGTTTTCCGTAGGAGACAACACTATGTCGAAATACCGTAATTCGGTAGACATCAAGGCTGAGATCGAAGATCGACTCACAGACCTTGAAGCGATGGCAGCCCACGATGAGGCATCCGTCGAAGCGCTTGAAGGTATTCAAGCCGAAGTTAAGGGGCTAGAGGCTGAGTTAGCTGAAGCCGCTCGTTTTGAGGAGATTCGTGCAGAAATCGTTGCCCGTCGTGAGGCATCAGCACAAGCCGCAGTCCAGCCTCCAGTAGAGGTAGAGGAAGTTTCACTAGAAGACAATACCGAGGAAGAAAACATGAGCAAGATCCCAGCAGTTGTAGCAACTTCACGTAGCCGTCACTTCGCATCCGCAGAAGACGCATTCGTTTCCGGCAAAGCCATCTTGGCAATGGCTGGAGACCACGGCGCTCGTCAATTCATGAACGACTTGAGCACTGATGGATCGGCTGGCGAGAGCAACACTATCCCTGCACCACTCAGCAACGCTTTGATCAACCTTCTTGAGGAGCACGGAGTTGCTCGACAAGTATGTCGTCGAATCGTCATGAGCCAAAACACTTGGGACGTTCCTAAGCTCAACGGTCACGTCAGCATCAACTACACTGGCGAAGCACAAGCTATCTCGTCGAGCGACGTTTCCTTCGGTCAGGTTTCCTTGGTTGCCAAGAAAATGACCGCACTCAGCAAAGTATCTGCTGAAATGACTGAAGATTCCATCGTAAGCATCATGGACGTCATCGTTCAAGACATGGCTCTACAAATGGCTATCGAAGAAGACAAGAACTTGTTCCTCGGCGTATCCGGTGGACTTCTTGAGACTTCCGCAGCAATCAAAGGCGAAGGCAACATTGCAGAGCAAACCGTTGCTAACGTTGGAGCACTTTCCCTTAGCGACCTGACGTCATTGACCGTTGCTACTGGCAACCCAATCGTCGGAGCACGAAACGAGTGGTACATTAACCCCACACTATTCCACGGCGCCATTCGCGATCTGTTACTCGCTGCCGGCGGCAACACTCAGTCGGTTATCGAAGGTGGTCAGCGACCAACCCTTCTCGGCTACCCAGTTAACTTCGTCAACGTTCTTGACGGTGCATCGGCTACCGCTTCTGATAGCCTCTTGGCAGTCTTCGGCGACCTGAGCCTTGGATGCTACTTCGGTGAGCGACGTGGCCTCAACTTCCGCGTATTAAATGAGCTATACGCCAACACTGATCAGGTGGGTGTGCAATGTACTCAGCGCGCAGCATTGAAGGTCGCAAATCCTGAGGTTATCGCACGATTGACTATTGCCTAATGTCAAAAATTAGATTTCTTAAGACCCGCTTCGGATTCGAGGCGGGTACCGTGGTTGATCGCGACCTTCTCCGCGAAGGTGTGGTCAAGACTTTATTTGACTTTAAGGTTATAGAAGGTGTAAACGATGGCAGCATTTTGGTCGATCAAGAGAACGTCGAGTCCGAGCGACCTGCCCGTAAGCCTCGTCGAAACAAAAAGTCATCTAAGGCTAAGTCCGAGTGATACAACCCACGATGACCAATTAACTCTCCTGCTGGAGGCAGCAACCGAGAGATTGGAGCAGGATCTGGATAGGCAGATTATGACGGCAACCTACCGTCACACTCAGTTTGATTGGAATAAAAATGACAATCTCAGTGGAGCAATTTGCTTGAACAGAAAAGCAGTCACGGCAGTAACCTCTGTCAGTTATGTAGATGAAGAAGGCAACAGTATAACGCTAGATCCTAGCGAGTACATTGTTGACCTAGTACGCTATTGTGTGTTTCCCGCTGTGGATACAGAATGGCCGACAGTGCATCCCAACCACCCCGCTGCAGTCACGGTAGATTACACCGCTGGCTACGGGAGTGAAGGAAGCACAGTCCCGAGACTATTGAAGCAAGCTATCCTGCTTTGTGTGGGAAAGTGGTTCTTCGATCCGGCTCAGGAAGGTTCGGCTCTGCACTCACAGGAGGTCGCTTATGAGCGTATCATCTCATTGCTGGGAAGGGCAACATATCCTTGACAATTAGAAAACGAATCGGAATGAGACGATACTCTGCAACGTTCTGGCAGCACAACGGAACTGTTGACTCTTACGGTCAGAAGACCTACCAGACTGAATCGGATTGGGTTCAGGTTGGATCAGGATACTGGCCTTGTGAGTTCATCACTACCGTTGGCAATGAAGTTGTTCGAGGAAGGATGACCCAAGAGAAAACCACGCACGTGTTGTATGGTGAGTACAGTGGAGTTCCTTCTACAGTGACAACCAAGTGCAAAGTCAAGATTGACGGACAAGATTATGGCATCACCTGTATCTTGGATGCTGACGGACTGAGAATGGAGAGACGCATTGAATTGAGAGGAGAATTTGCATGAGCATACTAGCAACTGTGCGGACAAGGCTGGTAAACAATACCGACCTAGTCAATGCAGCCGTGGGTGGCATCTATGTGGATGTATCTCCACCAGAGGAATACAGACCTCATGTCGTGTTCTACGGAACCTATGAAGACACTGAGGACTGTTTAACACACTTTGAGTCGTTTCAATCTGCGTCTATAAGGTTCGAGGCTATTGCTACTTCACGATCAATAGCTGAGGATGTCATAACTAAAGTTGAGGCATCACTTAGTGGCTACCGTGGAAGGCACGAAGGCGAGAACGTGTTCGTCAATGGCGTTAAGAGAAAGAGCGGCAGGATACAACTTGTTGACTCTCCTCAAGACGGCACTGACCAGTGGTTGTTCAGGACGATCATGAACTTTGATTTTAACTACCATTTTGTTTAATAAGGAACCTAAAACATGGCAGCATACTACACCGGCGAAGGTGCGACGATTGCCTTTACTAATACCGACAGTGACGTGACTCGTACTGGGATTGACGCTAACCACCCAGTTCAGGCTGCATCTTTGGCGGCTCGCACTTACTGTGTGAGAAGCATGAGCTTGCCTTCCTTCGAGCGAGACAAGATTGACGTATCTTGCTTGGACTCGGAAGGATTCAAAGAGTACATGGCATCCTACTTGGCTGAACCCGGCGACTTGGAAGTTGTTGTACGATTTGATGGCGAGATTGATCTTGAGCTTGAGCACTTGGGATACCAAGGCGCTGAGTCTGCAGACGGGTCAACCGAGATGACCGTAACCGTTACTTTTGACCTCCTAGACGGTCAAGCAACGGCTGCATCTCTTTCCGGTTCTTGCTTCATCAAGGGCGTTAGCCTTAGCGAGTTCAACGGAACTGGATTGGTCGAGATGACTCTTTCGGTGTGCATGGACGGGCGAATCCCTCCAGCCTTCACCGAAGCAACTTGGACTGTATAGTCCTGACATTAGAGTTTATTGTAAACAGGGGTACACTGTGTGCCCCTGTCTTTCTTTTCTTTAACTGGAGGATACTGTAGTGGGAAGTTACGGTAAAGTCGAGATAAAGCCTAAGCAGGCAAGAAATCTAGGTAATGGCAGAATGATGCAGTTGCATCAGTATATCGTTATCTGGGATGGTCGTCAGGTTGGAATAAAGAGCAAGCATTTCAACGCTCCCATTCAATGGACGTCAAAGATACCAAGTGAGATTAGAGACTGGGTTGTCAGTGAAGTTAATGAACTTCTTGGCGAGTCAGTAAGATCCGGCAACATGATTGGAGTGTGGGATCACGAGCTAAAACCAACAGAACCAACTATACAGGGAGAGGACTTAGATGAAATCTTTAACTAGAGATATGCTACTGGCACTAAAGCCCACAGTGAAGAAGCTAGAAGTAGAAGGCTTTGGCATTGTATGGGTTAAGTCACTTGATGAGCTTACACGTAGCCGCAGAGCCGCTGCTATGTACAATGAGAAGGGCGAGCTAGACAGGACTGTTTTTGAACAGCGCCGAGGCCGTGTCATCATTGATCAAGTATGTGACGAAGACGGTAAGCCCTTGTTTTCTAACTCCGACCTCCCTGAACTACTTAAGCTAGATGGCATAAGTTTAGATAAACTTTTTGACGCTATCTTGGAGTTCAATGAGGCACATGAGGGAAACGTGCCGAGCGAGTAGGGAAGATTAAAAGTCACCTATCTCGCAACCACAGGCTAAGGTGGGCGTTCCGCGTATGCGAGGAACTAGGGATCGACGATCCTGCCCACTGGATGAACAGCGTTTCTCCAACCCTCCTTGACTCTTGGATTGCCTACTTCACTCTCAAGTACGAGGAAGAAAAGGCAGCCTTTGAGAAAAGCAGGAAGGGCACTCAACAGGACTCTAAGTCAGCACTTGACTCTCTACAGCAGCAAGGCAAAAGACGATGAGTGAACAAGTAATGGACTTCTCCGCGTTCTTGGAGAAAGTCGCAAGCAAACTCCAAGAAAACATACTCTTGGAGATGCGGGATGAAGCCGCAGTTAAGGTCGCAAAGATGGGTGCAGTCACTGTGCGTCGTGAGATGCGTAGGGCGGGCATTAGGATGTCTACTGCAACCGGGACGCACTTAGGGCGATCAACTATCCAGAAATCCCGCAGGGAGAAGTATGGCTCTGTTCTTGAGACTGGATATAAAGTCAGTGAGGCAGAGAAGTCTTACTCCAAAGACATTGAGGTCAGGTCTGGAGTGACTAAAGGTCGTCACCACGTAGGTAGGTTCTTGTCTGACGGTACTGTCAAGAACAGGAACAACTGGGGCAGAGACTCTGGAGCACCAGTGGCTAAGACAGACTGGATGAGCAAGGCTAGAAAGATTGTTGATGCGTCGTCTAGCTCTATAGTCAAGAAGGCACTAAAGAAATCATTAAAGAAGCAAGTCAGAATCCACGGCATGAAGGTATTGAAAAATGGCAAGCGGTGACCCAAGGTACAACGTTTACTTAGGACTTAAATTCGACCAGTTTACCAAAGGTGCGAATGAGGCTAGGCGAGTCGGTAAGAAGATCGACACAATGCTTCGAGGCATGGAGCGTAATCAAAACAACGTTACCATTGGTGAGAAGAAGCTGGCACGGCAGTACAGAGACGGAAAGATAAGTGCAGGCCAGTACCAGTACGCTCTTGTTAGGCTTCAGGACAGCAAAAGAAAGGACGCCGAGAAGACACAGCGACTGATCGAACTAAACGATAAAGAGGTTCGTGCACATAAGGACACGCAGAGGGCTATCGATAACAGGCGGAGGTCTCTTGAGCGCCTAAACAGAGAGAAGAAGCTGAACAACATTGGCAACGTTGCTATGGCTGGTGCGGTGACTTCCGGGCTGGGCATGGGTGGTCGATTTGCTGGCGCTGCTAGAGCAGGTGCTGGTATCGGTCTAGCTAAAGGCATGAGCGGAATGGCAACAGCAGGGATGGCTGCCGGTATGGTTGGCATATCTGCAGGCATACAGCTAAGCAAGAAGGCCATCGAGTCTTACGCAGAGCTAGAGCAACAGACCGTAAAGCTAAAGACATTGTTTGGTTCTGGCGTAGCTACAAGCATGATTGCAGAGTTCAAGGAACTTGCAAGACAGACTCCGTTGACCACAAAGGGATTGATTGAAAGCGCTCAAGTATGGAGGTCTTACGGTAACACCACCGAGGGCATCACGAAGCGAATGAAAGCCTTTGGTGACATCTCTGGTGGTAACGCTGAGAGAATGAAGCTGTTGACTATTGCAGTGGCGCAGGTTAACGCTCAAGGCAAGTTGATGGGTCAAGAAAAGAACCAGTTGATCAACGCCGGGATGAACCTAAAAGAAGTTGCAAAGGCCGCTGGCATTGAAATGCACGAGTTTGCTGATGCAATGAAGGCAGGAAAGATTAGTGCAGAGCACCTCAACACTGCTATCGAGAACATGACAAGCAAAGGTGGATCTCACTTTGGGTTCATGGAGGATCAGGCTGATACGCTTATCGGTAAGACCGAGATCATGAAGAACACCTTTGACGAGATGTTCCAAGAGATGGGCAAGGCCGCAGACAAGACTGGCATCTTCGACATGCCTCTGGACGTCATGACAGGCATTGCTGGAGCCATGCGTGACATTGCAACAGCACTTGCTGACATTAGCGACCTGGAGCCACTGAAAGACGAAGACGGCAAGACCCTTCTTGATGCCAACAATCGAATTGGAAACCTTGGCAACAGAGGGCTAGCAGGCGTTGAGTCTACTGGCTCTGACCTTAGCAAGGACAACCCTTTCTACAACCCAGCATACGCTGAAGCAGTTGCTGCACAGCAGGCCAACGTTGACAGGTATTCCCCTGCAGGCAGAAGGAAGGCCGCAGCGGAGGAGGCAGCTATCGCAGCGAGGCTAAAGAAAGAGCGTGAAGCTCGCATAGCCGAGAACAAGAGGAAGGCTGCAGAGGCTAAAGAGAAGCGCCTAGTTGGTCTCGAGAGCGACATGGCTGCAGGCATTCAGACTGAGTCAGAAAAGCTACAGGCACAGAACTACAAGAACCAGTTCTTCGCTAGAGGCCAGAATCAAGGTCGGGACGCTAGAGAGATTCAGTTGTTCTACGAGTTCGATCAAAAGAAGAAAGAACTAAACAACTCTGACTTGGCAATGGAAGGCGAGAGAGGTCGCAAGTTTATTGACAAGCAGATTGCTGCCCTCGAACAAGTTTATAAGGCTAGAGTACTCAACCTTCGCTCTACTCTTGATGAAGAAGAAAAGATCAAGTCTTTGTCTGAACAGCAGAAGAAGATTAAGGATCAGCAGAAGAAGGACGAGGCTGCAGTAAAGGGCGTGTTTGATCAGGTCAAAGAGGACAAGGACAAAGAGTTCAGTACTCGAAAGGCTTTGATTGAAGGTTCTTCACTCAAAGGGCAAAACGCATTCAAGGGCGGATCTGTTGAAGAATTCAAGTTCATATCTGCAATGAAAGCCGAAGGTGAAAAGCAGGATGCACTGTACAAGCTACAAGAGGAAAAGAAAGCGTTCGAGGAAGAACAGCGTACAAAGCTAGAGACTAAACTGCAAGAACTCCAAGATCAATCTGACGGAAAGATCGAAGACCTTGCTGGAAAGATCGATACACTAAATACAACTATATCTAATCGGGAGCTATAACATGGCACTAAGTGACTGGACTTTTCGCATTAAACTTCTTAACGGCGGCAACTACACTTCGCAGGGATCTTATGGTCAAGGCGGGTCTAGGCAGTCGGTTCAATCTATAAAGCAAAGCTATCTGGTCACTGCTATACCTCCAGATGGCGAAACAAGCATCGGGTCACATGATGACACTAATGACCCGGACTTAATGAACGAGCACTACGTTGGGTGCATCTCAGGACTTCCCACGGTGATGGGTTCTGTGTATTACGACGAGAACACAGGCGTTATAAACCCTTATGCAATTTGCATGAGCAAGTCTGTCACACGTGACACGCAGAACCCTTACCTGTATCGAGTGGAGTGCACGTTCAAAACAAAGTCGCTTGAGACAGAGAACTGTACTGTACTTTCCTCCAGCGTTAACAGCGCTACTGACATCAGCCCAGAGGTTACGGTTCAGGTTGGCGGAACTAACAGGGTTCTCTATCAAGACCTTGCCACGGGCGACCAGTGCTTCATGTACGATGGCATTAAGGAAAGGTTTTCTTCGCCCGTGACAACGGACGTGCCTAACTTGACCTTAAACATTAGCCAGTACGAGACTGCAGTAAGCTACGCACAGATCCTGCAGAGGTCTTATGTGACTAACAATGCAATATACGCTGGCTTTGGTGCAGGCATGTGGCTATGTAAGGTTAGCAATGTTTCTAACGTTGCAGTGCAGACTAACGTAGGTGTGCAGACGTGGGCTAGAGTTACATACGACGTGACCCTTAGTCAGGACGGATACTTTGACACTTCTGGTTCGTTCCAGTTAACTGGTCACAAGCATCAGGTGCCATTGATTGCCGGCAAGTATGTTGACAACGGCGATGAGGAAGACTCCAAAGAGTTCGTGTATGAAAAGACCGGACTTCCAAAGATGGGGATGATCAACGCTAACGGCACTAAGGCCACAAACCAAGACGTGCCCGATTACTTAACTTTCACTAAGTACAGATCAACCTCCTTTAGCTTCTTGCAGGTGTAATATGTCTGGCAAAATAAGAGAATATCATACCGGTGCTAGACATCGTACAGGCCAAGAGGGGCTACTCTGCAAGAGTGGCTCCAGTGGCATTGACGCCAGAAGTGATACGACTGCTGGCATTGCTACCGACGTGAAGAAGTGTTACGTCGGTACAGATGGAACAATACAAGAGAGTACAACAACCTTAACCGTCATCAATCCATTTGGTTCTGCTGTTGCAGCGGATACCTACATTACTGTCAAGAGAGTGCAGGGACATTGGATGGTTGATGCAGAAGACTGTGGAGCATAAAGATGGCAATTAAGAGATCAGTAGGGTGTAGCTGTTGTGGCTGTGCGTGGTCAGATTACTCTGAACTAATGAGCGCAACTGTACCGGCAGACACGGCGACAGTCCTGTCTCCTACATTCAAGGGCATGATGAACTATGAGTTCGCCAATGATATGTTTGGGTTTGTGTCTGGAAGCTCAGGCTTTGAGTGTACGCTGGAGTTCATCAGCACTGACGAGACAACGGTGTATGACACGCTTGTGTTTAAGCAACTTGATGGGATGTCAAAAGTAGGTGCAGTGAATGACTTCAGCGCTACCTGCTCTGAAGGCATGAGGTACGCTGGTGGCTTTGGCTACGAAAAGAACTCAAAGTCAAACGTGCTTGCCATGTCCACTATGGATGTCGAGCCAGATACGTATCAAGTTCAAATTACAAATGCTGTGTGCTCTGCTGATCAAGCAAGTGCCAATGGCTGGTCTACGTCCCCCTGTGCCCTCAGGGGCTATCCTACGGGAGAGGTTGACATAGATGACATACCCTGTAGCTCAGTGGCTAAGAACGCCGCACAGTGCCCGTCTCTCGCTCACGCAGAGGCTGGAGTGCTTGTGCCACGGGTTGACAAGTGGTCTCAGCTAAAGTCAACGCTTGCTACAATGGTTGATGACATTGACTTCCTTAGGTTGTACTACTTGAAGTATGACGAAGATCAGGAAGGTCAGCGAGACGCTACATGCACCTACTGCCCAACTGCAGATGGTGTAAACAGTACGTGGGTTCTGAGTGGTCAAGGGTTTGGCATAAACACTGGCAACTGTTGGACTGACGGCCAGCAAGTTCAGACTGTTAGCGGCTTAGGTGCTGCCGGCAGCCTCGGCAACTCTGCTATCACCAACACTATGTATTGCCCAAGCAAGTCTGCATCCACTGAGATCGAGCCTCTTGATGACGGGTTCTATGCTACATACACTGGCAATCAGGGCTTGCATATTGTCCAGAGCAGTGCCAACGAACTTTCGGGTGGTTCTGCTACGCTGCAGATCATGAGATACAACGCCACAAACTCGACAACAGTCACAGTGTCAGTGTCAAACTCTGCTGACATAACTGTTACCTTAGCGGCAGGTGAGTTCATCAAAGAGTTCAGCGTAACTGCACCAACAGCTACCGCTGGATCTCCGCAGTTCTATGAGCCGTCTGGCTCTACCTATTCTGGGTACGTGCTTAACAAGATGAGAGTGCGTGACCACGTTATTGAGCTTCCGATTCAGACTGGGTCTGATGCCATTAACATTGACAGCGATACTTTCGTTCAGGGCGAGTGGTATCCATTTGACAGGACTGGGTGGACTGACGTTGACTTCAAGATAAGGATAGAGTGTACGCTTGACATAACTAGGCAGTTCTATAGAGAGCAGCAGTCAAGGCGAGAGGACACTGGTTGTTTTGACCCAAAGCACGAGAGCTGCCAGATAGACGGAGAGTGCAAGGCAAAGCCAGAATATCATGTTCAGCCCATAACTGTTGAGTCAGTTACTGAGACTGGCGAGATTACTTGGATGCCTCCATTTGTCAACAACGAAGTAAGCGGGTGCGGCACTGACTCATTGTTCGCTGTGGACAGGAGCAACAACAACTTCGATCTTGGAGTTCCTTCTAGCTACAGGCAGGTTCAGCACCAGACAAACGTCTTGCCAAGCTACTTTGTTACTGACACTGGAATTAGCTATATAGGTCTAGAAGACGCACCTGTTGACTACTACCAGAACACAAGCTGCACCAACTTCCTTGGCGACTGCGTTCCACACACTTATTTGACTGAGTGGGACTACGATGCTGGCTTTGAGTGGTTCCCAGCCTTCTGGCCTTCACCAATTCAGTTAGCCAAGACCATTGGGTCTTGCACTACAAATGTGTCTTGCTTTCCTAATCCGTTCCCGGACTTGGGTTGGGTTGAGACTAAGTTCCCTTGGATCAGCACACTGTCTGACACTGCTGCTAAGCAAGAGGCATACACTGAAGGATCTGGGGGATACCTTGCATCATTTGGAGTGCCAGAAAGATGGGAAAGCAAAACTGCAAACTTAACTTGGTACGACTTCAGCCATAGCTGGGGCAGCTACTGCGGAGAGTTTGACAGCGCTACTGATACAGTCGAAGACTTGTTCTCATTCAAGCCTCACGACAACAATGGAGTCGAGAGAGTGCTAGTGTACGCGGAGGTCGTAAAGCCACGTGACGTCACTGCTGCTTGGAGTCAACCATACGACATCGGAAGTCAAGGCGATTACTTCATATCGAAGGAAACGCCAAAGGGCTTGATGTTCTTCCATAACTCTGCAACATCTTCTGTAGACTACATTGGACAAGTAACTATAGACACGCTGACAAGCAAGACCCTTGGATCTTACTCTCAAGACTTTAAGGACTTGGTTGGTGCCGGCAATGACATCTGGATCGAGGTATCTGACCCGGACAACCCAAGCGACGATGGCTACTGGAAGTATGACTACACTGCTGGTGTATTGTCACTTACGGGGCAGACATCGACAGAGCCGTCTACAGTTCCTGAGAAGATTGGTGTGTCTGCATCGCTAACGATTGACCACTTGTCTCACCCAAGGATACATGAAGACGGAGAGGGCGACATTGACCTGTCTGACCCTGTGCTTGGCGAAGGCACTGCGGTTGCTGGCGGGATTGAGTTCGATGTTATACTCGAGGGTAGAGGCGCTTGGACTATTGACACAGCAGAGGCGACTCTCGTAGAAGACGATGTTGAGTGGGAGTACCAGTATGGTGACGATGCTTTCATCCTACTTGGAGGCAACGGAACACTCAAGCGAAAGACTTGCACCACAGCCGGGTTTGATAATCCAATCAATCCGTTCGACGTTGATACTGGCGTCCCTAACTGCTACGACCCAACGTCGCAAGAGTATGACAGTTGTAACAATGAAGGCTTGGATGTCTGGCCGTTTGGAGGATCTGCACCTTCGCAAACTAAGACTGCACCATTGCCTCCAACTACCGACAACTCGGCAAGCGCTACTGACTACATCTTAAGGTCAATAACGTCTGCTAGTGACTTGGTCTTGGTCAAGACTCCCATAAGTGCGTACAACAATCCGGTTGACATTGTCGCTGAGGATGTATGCTGTGACAACCAGTCAGCAATCCCAGCAACCGTTGATAAGACTGTAGTAGACTTGGAGCAAAGCCCTGCTGCAGATCTGTCATTGATCGACAACCCTGACGCATGTTCTCTGGCCGGCAAGTTGACTCTGTATCAGTTTACATCTACGATAGACCTTGGCAGTACGGGTGATCTTGGGTTTGCCAAAGACATTGGCATTTACTCAAGCCACTTCTACTACAAGACTAAGTGGGTTGATTGCTGGGAGGGACTTCCTGATTTTACTGGCCTTACCTTCGATGGTGCCACTGATGGCAAGGTGGACAGCAATGGTGATCCTCTCAACGAGGACATCATCGTGGTGACTGGCATTGAGGTTGCCCCAGAGCTAAAGGTTGAGGATGACGGAACCGTCATCATACCAACAACTGTGCTGACCGAGACGCTTGATACATCTGGACTATCTTTAACTTTGAAAGGACTAAACTGGTGAGAAGACAACTAAGACAGGTCGTGTGCGATAGCTGTAAGTTCCTTACGCTAAAGAAGCACGGAAAAGAGCCTTGCTACTTCTGCGGGGTCGTGGGTGGCTTCCATGAGATGCCACACTCTTGGGACAGGTCTTCATGTCCGCAGTGCAATGGCAGCGTTCTGGGAGACATTGGCTGCCAGACCTGCCTGAAAGAGTGCAGGGTTAAGCAGTTGACTAGGGCACAAGCCTCTGAGAGGCCGCCTGAGGACTTTGACTCAAGGTACGACAAAGTAGGCAACTGCCTTGCCGAACTGATCCCTGAGTGGGCTGTAGGCTCTGTAAAGGGCTGTAAATGCAAAGACATCAGAGCCAAACTCAATCGGTGGGGTTCAGACGGGTGCGAGGCCAACATTGACTGGATTGTGCAGAAGATGAAAGGCCAGAAGAAGTACCTCCGTGGAGCTATGCGTAAGATACCTGACGCAGTTGCAGAATGCGGAGTTCGCTATCTTGTAAAGAAGGCAATAAAGATGTCTCGACAAAAATAGCAGAACGACTATTGACAAAGGGTGGTCTGGCCGATATAGTATAAGGCTTACCACCCTTTTCTCGTTACAAGGAGCAAGATATGCTAGAGGGAGTTCACATTGGAACCATCATATTGCCAATGAAATTGAAGAACAATAACCAAGGGCAAGGTCGCCATTGGTCTGGGTCTCACAAAGAGCGTCGTGTAGCCTCTGAGGCCGTCGCTAACGCCCTTGTGGACTACCACCCGACTCCTCGGTCAAGTATGACCGTGAGGCTCTCAGATTGGCTCACAGAGCGCCATATAGATTGTGACCAAAAGATTGGTCTGGTTGTTTGGCGTATCTTGGGAAGCAGGGAGCGCCTATGGGATGCTGACTCAGTGCTCCGCGGCAATTACAAGCAGATCCAAGATGCTTTGATAGAGGCAGGACTGGCTGAAGATGATTCCCCTAAGTACATTGAGTGGGTTCTTGGTCGCCAAGACAAAGACCGCAGGGACGTGGGGTCGCGAGTAGAGATTGAAATTTACACACTATAGGAGAGAGATATGGCTAGAAAGTATCAGCCGAGGCTACGTTCGGCTGTGTTCAAGCATCGTAGCACCAAGCGTAATAATACCCGCCAGCAGGCGAAACAGAACTTGAAGAAGGAGATTAAAAATGCCGAGTAAAAAACGTGTTTTGGTCATAGG